GTGCAAATCGTGCGGATCCCGCCCAACAAGATCGAGACCGTTCAGTCGCGCGAATGCGAGGCATGGGTGGTCGAGAATTGCCCGCACAACGTGCAGGGGCATGTCGGGGAAGATGGCGGCTTCGCGCTCAGGTTCGACGAGAAGGCCGAAGCGGAAGCGTTCCGTCTGCGCTGGCTGCTCTGAGAGGCGCCTCGGCGGCACTGTTATGCAGCATGCAAACACGGTGAGCAAAACCCAGGCTAGAGCGTTAAGCCCTGCTACCCACTAAGGATAGCCGATGCTCTACTTCTTCAACGTCGCCGGGGCCGTCTACGACCCCGATCAAGAAGGCGTGGAGCTAGCTTCTATGGCCGAAGCCCGTGCTTTGGCTGCTCGCCATGCCGGTGAGCTGATCCGGGACAGGCCCGACTTAGCGTGGGTCGGAGAAGAGTTGCGGGTCGAGGTTACCGACAAAAACCAGATGGTGCTGTTCACGGTGATCGTGGTTGGGATAGACTCACCCGCCGGTAAAGGCAGGGAGTAGCTATTCTGGCTCGCCCGGGAACTTCCTGTCCCCACCTTCAGCAGCCCTTCCTCCCATCTGACGGCACAGCGAAATCGTGGTGGCAGTGTAGATAACGCCCTCCCGGGCTCCGCTCTTGCGCGCTCAGCGTATCGGCATCGGGATCGGTATCAGACGCGCGCGCTTCTCGCCGCAGGCTGTACAGCGGAGACGACGCTCCGCTTCCTTGATCGTCACCGGGATCGGAAACACGTCCGAGAAGGCGCAAGGTGCAACGATGATCTCATGGCCGCAGGCCTGACAAAGCACCCGGCAATTCGCCTTGTGCCGGCTGAAGCTGAAGGTCGTTTCGAAACGTGCATTCGCCATCGGCGCCGACCGTCAGCGATTCTTCATGTCGCCGAAGTCCATTCGGCGCGGATCCGACTCTTGCACCTCGCAGCCCGCGAAGCGCTCCGCCACCGCCTCGGTAGCGACGTCCAGCGCCTGCTCGCGCTTGTCCGGTTTGCCGACCAGGTCACGGATCGTTGACCTCGACAGCTCTTGCAGGGCACGCTTGATTCGAAAGCGAAAGTCGGACGGGGAGATTCGGCGCATGAGAACAGACGTGGAACATCGCGCCACCAATGACAATGCTCTTCCGTGGTCGCTGAACGGTCCCGACGCCGATGGCGCCGTCTGGATCCACGTTGACGAAGAGGAGTGCCGGCGAGCGTTCAACCTCGGTTCGCTGCGACCGGTGCACGAGGCTATCGCCGATGCGCTCTGCAAGGACGATTGGCGGATCTGCCCTGACGGCGCACGATGGCGCACGCTCCCTTGGACGATCGAGCCGCCGGAGACGGATTCCAGATCGTGGCGTTTCGAGTGGCGCGGCGAAGGTCCGGATGAAGACTTCGATCTCGGCGGCAAGGACCAGGTCGCCGAGATCCTGCTGGCCTTCGTGGTCGAGCATGACGACGAGCGTTGATCGAGCCTCGCGTAAGGCGAAAGCGGATCGGCTTCTCCCCCGATTCGCGCTCGTCATGAGCCCCGCGCCCGAGCAAGCCAACATTTCGATATGGGAAAGCGCCCGATTATACCGGAAAAACCCGGTTTCTCGATGATTTCCTGTGGAAAAACCCCCGTCCGACTCGACAGAACATTCCGGGCACACGATAAACCGTGCCCGATAGCCCCAACGGAAAGAGGCTCAGCGGTTGCAACGCTGAGCCTCGACCGGGGCAAGCTTCACGTGGTTCCAAGGCCAGTGCGTGGAGCCGAGCGCCCGTGTACGTGCGACCTGTCACACGTACACGGGCGCCTCGTCAACCCTGGTCAAATACCAGAGGTGATAGAAAATGTACTTTCAAATATACCAAGACGGTGTCGGACGTGGCCTGTTTGGCGCTGCAAACGCGCTTGCTCCGCGCGAGTGGCGCTGGCGTCTCCGGGGCCGCAATCACGAGGTGGTCGCGTCAGGCGAAGGCTACAAGAACAAGCGTGATTGCGAGCACGCTGTGAACTTGCTGAAGGGTACCGGCCTGCTCACGCCCGTACATTACGTCTAACGTACTCGGCGCGGTCGCTTAGCGGCCGCGCCGTTTTCGTACTCCAGTGTTGTGTGATCAAACCCCTTCCTTCCGCAGCCCCGCTTCGGCCGCCTTCCTTCCCGCCGGCGACGAGCCGAATTCATAGCTGATCACCGTCGATCCCCAGCCCAGCACCAGGCCGAGCGCGAGCAGTAGAGGCTCGCGATTGCCCTCGGGGATCGGGATTACGTAGAGGCCGCCGAAGCCGAGCAGGCCACCGACCAACGCGATCGCGCCGATGATGGCGCGGAAGCGGGAGCCTTCGACCGGCGGCGCGGCCGCAAGCTTCTCCTCGCCGCTCACCGCGCCAGCTCGAAGTGCGGGCCATCGATGAACGCCGTCTTGCCGATGCCGCGGCGACGGGTGACGTAGGCGTTCACCGCCTGCTCCATGTAATCCGGCGCCGGATGCAGCGCCTCGAGCGGGCGGTCCCATACGCCGCCCCAGATCAGCTTCACGCCCAGCTCGCCGGCGGCCTGGCGAACCGCGGCGGCGATCGCGAAGATCGGTTTCCATTCCCAGCGAAGCTGCCCGTTGATGAACGGCACCAGGTCGACGGCATGGCCGAAGCCGTCGGCCTGCCTCCGGTGCATGCTGTTCATCGTCTTGGAGGCACCGCGGCGGACGAGCTCGCGCTGCTCGGCTTCGGTGCGCAGGCCGTCATGCACGCTGAAATCCTGCTGCGTGATCGCGATCGCGCGCTCGACCACCTGCACCAGCTTCGGATGCACGCCGGCGAGCTCGGCGCGAGATCTCGCGCCCAGGGTATAGGCCATCTTATTCTCCATGGTTGCCGCTGACCCGAACGGGTCAGCCGTTCAGATTACAGGCCCACCGGCGCCGCCCACGTCCGGCCCGGCCAGGAACAGCTTGGACGCGCCATATTGCTCCTGCCGGCGCTGCTCGCCGCGGGCCTCGATCTCGGCGGGATCGTTCGGGTTGTAGGCATAGCCTTCGTAGATCAGCTCGCTGTCGCGGCCGATGCCGGCAACCTTGACGACGATCATCTTGGGCAGGGTGTGATGGACCTGCATCAGCGTGCTCGCCGCCCGTCCGGGCTGGGCGAGGGCGGCGCGATCGAGCCGCTCGATCTCGGCCGCGGCATCGGCCTCGAGCAGATCGACGAAGCGGCGGCCGACGACGTCGACACGCGAATAGCCGAGCGGGGCGAAGATCATGATCAGCGCCTGATTGTTCAACCATACGATCCGGCGCGAGCTGTCTTGGACGATCCACCGGGCCAGGTAGGAGCTGTGGTGATGCTCGACCACCTCGACCCTCCGCTCCAGCTCGTCGAGCCGATCGAGGCAGCCGCGATGGCTCGCCTTCTCCTCGGCGAGCTCGCGGCGCAGGCGATCGCTATCCTTCTCCTCCCTTGCCGCGCCGAGGTTCAGCCGGGCGATCAGGAAGTTCCACAAAGGCCCGCCAACCAGCGCCCCACCCAGACCCGCCAAGGCCGTCACCACGTCTCCGCTCATTTCGGCCCTCACCCACTGATAATCGTTTGAAACAGGCACGTCCTATGCGAGAGCAATCGGAGACGTGACGAAGCGAACCGCCTCCGCAGCGGTTCGAATTGGAGCCAAGGATCGATGACGTACGCGCGATCACTCGCCCGCAAGACACTGCGCGCGGTAGGTGTCGAGAAGATCAAACACCCGTGCTTCGCTGATTTCATGCAGCATGAAGGTATCGACACACTGTTGGACGTCGGCGGCAACGAAGGTCATTTCGCACTTGAGATGCGCGAACGTGGCTTCCGCGGCAGGATCATCTCCTTCGAGCCGATCGCCGAGGTCTACGGCACTCTTGCGACCCGCGCCGCGAACGATCCGCATTGGAACACACATCGCCTGGCGCTCGGCGACGAAGCTTCGGAGGCCGAGATCTCCATCGCCACCGCACACGTCTTCAGTTCGTTCAAGCGCCCTAGCGCCTATACGAGCGCCAAGTTCGTCGGCGCGCAAGAGCAAGCGCGCGAGATCGTGCCGATCGTCCGCCTCGACCAGTTCCTCGACGCCCACCCCGATGCGATCACCAGCGCAACCTACCTCAAGATCGACACCCAAGGTTTCGAGCGGGAGGTACTGGCCGGCGCAGGAACGTACATCTCGCGGTTTCGGTCGGTTCAGCTCGAACTACCTTTGCGCGAGCTTTACGAAGGTCAGCCCACCCTCTGCGAGATGGTGCAATGGATGGAGCGGCGTGGGTTCGAGATCGCGATGGCGAAGGAAAACGGCTTCGACTGGCAGGCCTGCAGGCTGCTTGAGATGGACGTCGTGTTCACCCGGAAGGCGCCTTAGGGATCGATCGATCCGAACGCTTTGATGACGGCCGTCGAACCGACGATTCCTGCGGTAGTGCAGACCCAGCCCACCTTCCCGCCCGGTGTCGGGTTCGTGTTGAAGCGGATCTCCCCTTTGGCAACCTGCGCCCCATTGGTGAAGGCGCTAGCATAGCCGATGATCTTGGGACTGGTATCGCTCGGGTTGTCCGGGTTCAGCATGGCGAACTTGCCGAAGAAGTTCACCCACGGCTGCGGCGATGCGCGGCCGAAATTGACGGCCGTGTTCTTGCCGGTGGTGTAGCGGATCAGGTTGCCGGAGCTGCCATATTCGGCATCCTGGTAAACGTAGTCACCCTGCGGATTGCGGAAATAGCAGAGCCGCTTGCCGTCGACGTCGTCATAGTGGGTGAAGATATTCGGGTGGCCGCCGCCGAAGATCATGCCCAAGCCGGCATAGCTGTAGGCCCCAAATGGCGACCCTGATGGCCAATTGCGAAGCACGCCGAGCGCGTTGGTGTTGAACACGCCCTTTCCCATCTCGCTGTTGCCGTGGAAGAAATGGTTGTTCTGATGGTTGTAGGGCGTGAACGTTCCGCCGAACATGATCGCGCCGGAGAAGACGGTGTTGACCAGTAGATTCTCAGAATAGCCGCCGAAGACCGCCGAGGTGTTGAGGGATCCCTCTATCAGCATGCCTGCGCCCGAGGTGTAATCCGTGGCGGCGCTCCACGCCGGCCAGTACGGATCCGACGCGCTGACCGGCCCATAATCGACCCAGACGTTGGGATCGCTTGACGGGATCGTTCCCTTGTCCCGTGACTTGACCAGCTTGTAGGCGCGGCCGCCATATTGCACGCGGCCCCGACCCTCGGCAGCGCTTCGGACGTCCCCCGAGCCATCGAGCTGCGGATTGATCCAGACATTGCCGAATTTGCTCTCTTCCAGAATGCCGATACCCCAGGCATCCTTGATGCGAATGCTATCGAAAGTGCACGCGTTGGCGTCGGCTTCACGCACCCAGCACGACGCCAGGCCCTTATTGTTCCTGAAGGTACAGCGCACGAAATAGCTCTGGTTTGGTCCGCCGTACTCGGCGCCACTTCCGCCATAGGTGCCGTTCACTTTGAGCCCAGCGCCTTCGAAGCTGTCGAAAACACAATCGATCACGCGGCACGTGGCTCGTGCCCAGATACCATGGGACACGTCGTCACGCGCCCCGCCACCGCCGACAAAATAGATGTCACGAATGATGCTTCCGACAGCGCCGCCGCCGGGACTTCCGCCCTCAGCTGAGCCACCACGACTGCCCCAAACGATTTTGCCACCGTCTCCGGAATCATGAAGATTGATGACGATGCCACCGCCGCTGTTCGCAGGCCACCGAAACAGCGTGCCTGCAGCTGCGGAACCGTCGGCGCCGGAACCCTGCAGATTGATCATCGTGTACGGCTCCAGCTTCGCCGAAAAATAATAGCCAGCCATGCCAAAATGCAGCACGGGAGCCGCATTTCGATAAGCGCTCTCCATGTGGAACTGGTAGTAGCGCCAATATGCGTCGAACGCCGGCTTGTTGTCCGTTTTTGTAGGCGGCAGATCGCCCGGGAAGTTACCGTCAGAGTTGAGGAGCACAAGGTCTCCTCGCCCACCAAACATCTCGATCGTCCAGCGCTGCTCAATCGCCAGCCTGAACCCCCGCCCATTCACCGTCCGGAACGCCACCCGCGGGTTCGCGGTCACGTAAGCCGCCGTCACTGCGGGATCGTAGATATAGTGGGCGGCGCCGATGCCTTCGGCCGAATAGCCCGTGGTGCGTACGGTGGTGACGCTCGCCGGCAGCGCCTTGGTCCATGCCTGGGTGAACAGGCCGATCGAGTAGATGGCGGAGGCCGCCGCCGGATAATCGGCGACGATCGTCGCGGCACCGGCATCGTTGCGATAGAGCGTCGCATAGACCGACCCGGCGCCCGGCACGGTGAAATACTGGCCGTTGGTGGTGGCCGCCAGGCCGGCTGCCGTTGTCGGATACATGTCGGCGTTGAGCGCCGCGGCATCGGCGGCGATCTCCGCGCGATCAGCGTCCAGCTCCGCCTCGGCAGCCGATGCGGCAGCAGCGATCGCCGAGGCGCTGGCGGAGGCGGTGTAGGGCGCCAGCAGCGACGCACCGCCGACGATCACCTTGGTTTCGTTCTCGACGATCCTGACGATGGTGTCGGCCATTATTGGGTCACTCCTGCGTGGACGGTGAATTTCCCCTCGATCACCCGAAACTTGTCGCTGCCGACCGGGGTGATCTGAAGGTCGTAGTAGAGATCGGTATCGCGCCCGATCTCCGCAGGGCTGGGCAGGCCCTCCACCACGGGCTCGTTGATGCGGATGCTGACGTGGCTGATCGGCAGGCCCGCCCCCGTCTCAACGCCGAGCAGCCGAACGCCCTGCGTTCCCGCGGATCCGACGGTGGCGAGATCGACCAGGGGCGCGCCCGGCGCATCCGGGTAGAGGCGAACCTGCAGCTTGAAGGCGGCGCCGGTGAGATCGAGCCCTTCGAAGTCGATCGTGTGGACGAACGGCTCCCACCGGTTCGCGACCAGGTCGCGCCGTCCCGTGCTTGGCATGTGAATGGTCTCCGTGGTTACGGGTAGAAGAGGATGGAGCTGAGGCTCACCGACGTCGTCGTGTCGGTGCCGGTGCCGCCGACGTAGATCTCGCCGTTGGCGCGAACCTCCAGGGTGCGGATGACGCTGCCGTTCTGGCCGGCGAAGAAGCGGGTCTGCCCGGGGCGATATCCGGCGGGGAGAGTGCCGATCAGCGTCGTTGCCGTGCCGCTGCCGATAACCGTCCCCTGCACCGCGATCAGGCCGTCCTCGGCGCGGCGGACGAGCGCCCCACCATAAGGGCTGCCGAGGTTCGACCATCCGGTGGCGAGCGTCACCGCCGTCGTCGCCGGCACCGCCGCCAGCTCGGCGATCGCATCCTGCACGTTCGTGCCGACGATCGTGCCCACCGGCGTGAAGGCGGTGGTGGCCGCGGTTGCGGCCGCCGTGTTGCCGATCAGGGTCCACCCGGCCACGCTGCCGCCGGCGGCGTCGTTGCGCTGCCACGTCTGGCCGGTGGCGGTGACCTTCACCGTGGTGCCGGCGACGACGTCCAGCGCCACCATCGCCGCGTCATCCGCGACGACGATCGGCGCGCTGCTGTTGGCGTCCGAGACGGCGGTGTCGAGATCCTCGCCCCCGGTGATCGTCGGCGTCGCCGGCGCCGTGCCGCTCTGGCCGAGCGCGTAGGCATGTTTGACGGTGCTCTCGCTCATCAGCGACAGGGTGACGACGGCCCGCGCCACGTCGACCTGGCGCTGGCGGATCTCGCACAGCTGATTGACGAGGCCGAGCTCGGGGATGTTCACCGTGCCGACCTCGCCCGGGCGGTAGGCGGCCAGCCAGGGCTTGCACGGCAGCACGATCGGGCCGAATTCGCGGCTGTTGACGACGCGGTAGGCGGCGAGCTCGGCCGCCTGGTCCTTCTCCTGAACGAGGCTGAACGGCACCTCCTCCTGCTTCTCCTCACCATCCTCCGCCACAAGGCTGGCGACGGTGACGGCATCGAGCTGAACATATTCCCATTTGTGGGTTTCGAGCCGGATCTTCGGCACCACGCTGTTCTTGCGATCGCGCCAGCTCGTCATCGCCGGCACCGAATAGTCGCCGTCAGCGAGATCGTCGCCGGTGATCGTGAACAGAGAGACCTTGGGCGCGCTGTAGCGGACGCTGAGCTTGCCGCCGGCGAAGAAGGGCTCGCCGCCCCCGGCCTCGCAGATCGCCTTCAGATTGTCCCAGCGGCTGCCCGGCTCGTACACCGCGCCGCCGATCTTCCAGCCATTGGCGTCGCAGACGTTCGCGAAGCCGACCCAGGCCGGCCAATCGATCGCGTCGACGGCGAAGCCGCAGCCCATCACCTTCTTGCCGTTCTGGTACCGGCCCAGGGCATAGGTGACGCCGTGACACCCCGGGTTTTCGGCCGCCGTGCCGCCGACATAGGTCGTTTCCTGCAGGGGCCGGGCAGACCCGGACCCGCCGGGATAGGTGCTGTCCTGCCGCGGATCGTAAACCTTCACCCCGCGGGCCACGATCCCGAACTGCGGCACGCCGGAGGCGAAGCGCTTGCCGTCCTTGTCGAACTTGAGCGTAACGAGGCTCGCGGCGTAGCCCGAGAGCTTGTAGGCGGCGCCCCAGCGCGGGATCGCGCCCTGCGGGCCCGAAAGGGCCGAGGGCTCCGGACAAGCCCCCAGCTGGGTGGATCGCCACAGGAAGCCGGCATAATAGCCGGTGGCGGCCGCACCGGAGAAGTTGATGGTGGTGTAATCGGCCTGGAAGGCCTCGATCGATTGGATCGGCCCGGCACCGCTGTAGACGAACACCATCGAGCGATACGGGTTCTTGCTGCCGCCATAGCCGACATCATGTTCCTGGTTGCCGCCGATATAGGTGCGGCCCATCAGGTAGGGCGTGGGCAGATTGGCGCCGATCTGGATCTGGCTGATCGATCCGCGCGCCGCCGGCGGCTTGGCCGTCAGCGCCGCGCCGACGGAGGCGACCACCGCAACGGCTTGGGCGATCGGCTGCCAAGGGCCGGGCACCAGCGCGACGACGCTGGCGATCGAGCCCACCGCCTTGAACACACCCGACATCTAGATCGCTCTCCACGCGCCGATCGTCTCGATCGGCATGATGTTGGACAGGCGGCTCATGTCTTCCTGGTGCCACCCGATTACCTTCTCGCCGACGCTGATCGTGATCGCGTCGAACAACGCGTCGCCCTGCATCAGAACGATGTCGCCGAGCAGCGCCTCAGCCGGCGCGATGCGGAGCAGAAAGGAATCGAGCAGGCCTTCCAGGGTGTCGAAGCCCATCTCGCGCAGCGCCCTTTTTGCGCCGATCGCCGATTTGTAGGCGCGGCAGCGCGGCAGCTTCACCTTCATGCCCCGCAGGTGGAAGCGGGCCATCTGCCAGCAATCGGCCGTGCCCCAGGCGTGCGGCGCCTGGCGGAAACGGTCGATCGTTCGGGCCGTCGCGACCTGGCGCACCAGCAGAGGGTTCATTGCGCGTCCGCCAGCTCGAGCGCCCGGAGCAGGCTGGCGCCGAAGCCGCTGCCGCCGCCACCGCCGGCGGCGCTGGTGATGCTGCCGCGCGGCGGCCCGGCCACGCCCCAGGCTACGGACACCTGCAGGCCGGTGGCATTGTCCAGCCCAAGCTCGCCCGGCCACACGCTCTTGTGGAAGCGAGAGGAGAGGACGTTGCCTTCGTTGATGAGGAACAGCCGCTCGGCCGTGGAGATGAAATCCACCTCCAGGCGCCGCGTGCCCCTGCTGAGCTTCAGGTCCGTCTTGTCGAGCAGCCCGTCGAACAGCAATTCGGGCGTGCCGATCACCGCTCCGGTCGCCTCGTTGACCTCCGCCAGGTAGAAGCGGACGCGGGAATTCTGGAAATCGGGGCGGGAAAGCGTGGCGGCCGCCGCCGTGCTGGACGGCAGGAACACCAGCTTGCCGCCGGGCGCTTCGTCGCCGGCGCCTTCCAGCACCGGCTCCAGTCCCTCGATCGCGCCGAAATCGGCATCGACGCTCTCGAACTTGGCGCCGCCCCAATAGAGGAAGCCGCCGTCGCACAGCCGCACTGTCTTGGTCGGCAGCTCCATGACGAGCAGCCCGGCGAGCATGATCTTCTGACCGGCGAACGGCATCAGACATACTCCTCCACCTCGAAGGCGATGCCGAGGTGGTGGGCGAGGCTCATCTGCCACTGCCAATCTTCGCCATGAACATAGCCCTGGATCACCGGGCGGGCGAAGTTGATCACATCGTTGTCGAGCGGCTCGACCCGCAGCATCGGGCTGATCGCGAGCGTGGCCTGGCCGGAAGCGTCAGCGGCGACGCCGGCGGTGACGTTGTAGAGCATCACGTCGGCGCCGCGGACGTGATTGAACCACTGGCCCTCGCGCACGGGATAGCGGGGAGTCAGCCCGTCGACGACGAGCGTCTTGCCGGCCTGGCCGCCGCCGTTCACCCGCGGTGCGCCGGGTGCGCCCAGCTTGAAGCCCAGTTGGGGGAGCTCGATCCGGATCCCCTCCGTCTTCGCCCGGATCAGCCGAGACACAACGATGCGGCCGAGGCCATCCGCCTCCATGGGCGGAAAGGTGAAGGCGACGCGGAAGCGATTGCCCATGCGATCGATGCGCTGCACGCGGCCGCCAAGCCCCGGCGTCAGGAAGCCGCCGAAATCGAGATAGGCGGGCGTGGCGCCGTTCGGCACCGCTTCATAGGGCAGCTCGATCATGGCAACCGCCGCCGCTGCTGCTGCAGACTGGAGACGCGGGCCCGGGCCGCGCCGCCCATCTCGGCACGCGCGGCCAGCGGCGCGGCGACACTCTCGGCGCGGCCGTCGACCACGGCTGTGAAATAGGGCGAGGGGACGATTTCGACGCGGGAGCGACGGCCATTGTCGTTGTTCGGCGTGACGAAGCCGCGAGCGCCGGGCGTGAACCACTCCGGCCCGTTCTCGCCCACGACGTAGCTCTTGCCGGGCACGGTCGGCCCGCCAGCGGCGCGAAAGCCCCCGAAGCTGGTCTGCGGGCCGCCGAAGCCGCCAAAGCCCTGCACCCCCTTGATGACGGTGCCGATCATATCAGCGACGCCGGCGATCTTGTCCCAAATGTTCCCGGCTTTGAAAGCGGAGACCATGTCGCTGATCGATCCAGCGACCGACTCCGCCATGTGCGCGAAGCCGAGTGCGACTTCGCCGGTATGCTCGAGCGCCGACTTGGAGAAATCCGGCAGAGACTTGTTTGCGACCTGATCCAGAATGCGATCGAGATCCCCGCCCACGGCAATGGTTCCGAGCCTGTCCGGATCGATCAGGCCTTCGAGCTGCGGCAGCTCCGGCTGATCGTTCGGCGCCAGGCCGACATATTCCTTGTGCAGCCGGCGCATCGCCTCGGCGAGCTGATCCACGGGCATCTTCGCCGCGTTGGCGTAAGCCTCCAGCGCCTTCATGTCAGTGAGATACTGGTTGTAGCGCGCCTGCTCGGGGAAAAGCCGCTCGAAGATCCCGCCGGCGGTTGCCTGCAGCTCGCGGAAGGCCGCGCCCGCTGCGCCGGTGGCCTTGGTCACCGGCTGCACCATCAGGCCGTCCAGGCGCGCCATATGCACGCCGATCGCGTCGACCATGTCCGGGATGTATGAGTGGCCGACGACGACGTCCCAGAGCCACTTGAACTTGTCGCCCACGCTCTGGATCTTCGCCTTGGCACTTTCGAAGATCGCGTTCAGCTTGTCGCTGATCCACGTCTTCACGCCATTGTAGAGCGCGGTCACCGCCGCGATCGCGCCGGGCACCATGGATTCGATGACGCGGCCGATGCCGGTCACGACGTTGGTCACGACGGCCTTCGCGCCTTCCCAGGCTCCGGAGAAATCGCCTTTGAGCAGCGCGGCCGCGACGTTGAGGATGCGGCCGACCTGGGCGAACACCTCGCCGATCGTGGTGATGAAGCCGCGGAGCAGAGCGAGCGCTACCGGGCCGACGGCCTTCACCGTCGCAACCTCGAACTGCAGCCAAAGCTTGGCCGCCTGCCGCACGCCTTCGCCGAACGGCCCGTTCCAGAGCTCGCTCAGCGTCTGCTTGACCGTGTCGAACAGATGGATGAGCGGCGGGCCCAAGGCAGCGGAGATCGTCGACCACAGCTCCGACAGCATCGGGCCGATCGTGTCCCAGTTCTTCCAAGCCAGGTAGGCGGCGGCCGCGGCGGCGGCCATGGCAGCGACGATCGGCAGCAACGGCACCAGCACGGCGCCGACACCTCCGGCGGCCGTCGCCGCAGCCCCGAAGCTCGTCGCCCATCCTCCAACCATCGGCAGCAGGGTTGCGCCGACATTGATCAGCCCGCCGACGCCAACGAGGATCGGGCCCAGCGCGGCAGCAACGGCAGCAGCACCGACGGCGAAGCTCTGCACCTGCGGCGACAGGCCTGAGAAGGCGTTGAGCAGATCCGCGGCGATGCCGACCAGCGGCGTGATTACCGGCAGCAGCTTGGTGCCGAAGGTGATCGAAAGCTCTTCCCAGGCCGCCTGGGCGGCGCGGATCTGGTTGGCCGTGCCGGAGCTCGTGCGCGCAACGTCGCCCTGGGCAGTCTTGGTCTGCTCCATGATGACGTTGGCGCGGGCGAGGATCTTCTCCTGCTCGGTAAGCGGGTTGTTGACCCCCTTCAGGCCCATCTCCAGCGCCTTGGCCTGCACCGCCGCGTCGGAGAGGAACACGCCAAAGTCGCGCAGCGGCTCGCTCTCGCCCGAGAGGCCGGAGCGAAGCTTGTTCATCGCCTCGTCGGGACTGGTGTTGAAGAAGCTGGAGAGATCCTGCGCCAGCACGGCGAATTGCTGGGACAGCTCGGCTGCGGCCTTCTTCGTCGGCGCCGCCTGGTTGAAGAACATGCCGAAGGTGTTGGCGGCGCCCTGGATCTCCTGCGTCGACCGCCCCATCGCGTCGCCGGTGACCCGTGCCCATTCGGTCATCTGCGCCGACATCGCACCGAACGTCTGGTCGAACGCGCTCTGCAGCTCGGCCGCGTCGGAGGCGGCGTTGACGCTCTTCACCCCGAACAGGGTCAGCGGCGCGGTGATGCCGATCGACATGGTGGCGCCGATGTTGGTGAACTTCTCGGCCGTCTGCTGCAGATTGCGCTGCACCTTGTTCAGCCGCTTCTGCGCCTGATCCGCACCTTCCTCGAACGCCAGGCTGTCGAAGCCGAGCACATATTTCAGGAAGCCGAGCACGACTCCGTTGCCTTCGCCCGCCACACTCGCCTCCCTATGTGCTTGCCGGCTTCAGCCGGGTGATCTTCACGTGCATGCCCTTGGCCCTCAGGTCCTCGAGCATCCCGACGACGGCGGCATCGCCGCCGCCGTGCGCGCGCTTCTTGTGCTGAAGGTATTTCGCCAGCGGGTTGAGCTTCTTCTGGCGAGCCATCGCCTCGATCTGGTGGGCCAGCGTGATGATGCGCTCGCGCTGCCCCTTGATCCGCGCACCCATGACTATTTCGAAGGAGCGCGGCGTCTGCCGCCAGAAGCTGTCCGGCTCTAGACCTTCCTCGACCCACGCGCCGAGGAGCGCGTCCCAGTCCCAGCCTGACGAGCCTTGCTCGCCGGCTTCCGAGGGTTTTCGGTCTTAGCTGCCCCTCCAGCAGGCTTGAGCTGCGGCATCGCCGCGGTGATCGCCTTGCCCATGGCGGCGCCAAGAGCATCGCCCTCGCTAAGCATCAGCGCGCCGACGTCCTTCAGACTGATTTCCTCCTGAAAGGTGCGGAGACCGGCCCAGATGAGGGAGCGAACCACCTTCATCCGCGGCGAGCCGCTCGCCATGCTTGCGAGAAGATCGCTTAGCGCCATGTCCGCTGCATCTTCCGCCAGAACGAGGGCGTCGAAGTCGTAGAAGAACAACAGCGTGCGGCCGTCCTTCGTCGCGTGCGCGACCGTTCCTGTCGCCATGATCAGGCCGCCGCTGCTTGCGTCTGATCGCCGGTGATCCGGAGACGCAGGGTCGCTTCCATCTTCGTGCCGGCTTCGACCGTCACGCCGGGATAGCCGCGGCAGATCGAGCTGGTGTCGACCTGCCAGGCGGGATCTCCGACCTCGTCCGGGATGATGAACCGCACGGCGCGCGAATTGCCGAGGGCCTTCCACGCCCGAATCTTGATGTCGGTATCGGAGCCGGGGCGATAGTTGAGGCGCACCTCGACCTCGCCGCCGTCGATCAGGCCGGACATGAATTCCCGGCGCTTGCCCGGCGATTTCAGGTGCGTCTTCTCGATTTCCTCGATCTCGTCGTCGGGCAGATCGAAGCCGACGACTTCGACGGCCTCGTAGAGCGCCGTTCCGTCGTGAAAGTGGAATTCGCCGCCCCAGCCATGGGCGGCTTCCTGCGTCTCGCCTGCCATCTTAGTCCTCCTGCGCGTAATGCCAGATGGTCAGGTCGACCGACTGGCGGTGAAGATAATCCGTGCTCGTCTGCTCGCCGAGCGCACGCGGCTCGCCGATGTCGGTCGCACGGCCGAACTTGATGCCGGCGAAGGTGCCGGGCTGCAGCACGGCGGCGATCGCCACCTCGATCAGCGCCTTGGCGGTGTCGAAGTCGTCGGCCCACGCGTCGATCTGCACCGTGGTCGCTCGGAGCGACTGGAACCCTTTCAGGTGCTGGGGCCGCGATCCGGTGACGATCGTCAGCACCAGCGCCGGCAAGCCGCTGCCCTGCGGCCGCAAGCCCCAGAACACGGCCTTGGTCGGCGTCGCGCCTGCCGGCGCAAAGGGCGCGACGATCGCCGCCACCGGCGCCGCGGCGATCAGCCGGGCGCGCAGCGCGCTTTGCATGTCCGCCATGTCTATCCCTGCGCCTTCTTCGCCGCGCGCTTCGCCGCCCGGGCGACTGCCTTGTCCGTCTCGTCCTTCAGCGCGGCAGCGAAAGCCTCGAACATCACGCCTTTCTCGCTCTCCACCGCCGGGCGGAAGAAGGGCTGCGCCGCCATGCGGCTGTTGCCGAATTCGTCCTGGATCGCTGCGATGTCGTTCGCCCGAACCTGCACCTGCGGCCGCCCGCGGCGTGCCCGCTCGGGCCGCTTCTCAATAGATTCCTCGAGCGCACCGGTGAACCGGATCGCGGCTGCGTTCTTCTTCACGGCCGTGACCAGCATATCCGCCGGCACCTGCAGGGCGCGCCTGCCGACACCGCGCGCCACGCCTTTCGACAGGCTGCTGAGCGCAGCGCTGCACTCGCGGACCCCTTCGATCCGCGCTCCTCCTCCCCGCCGCCGCGCCATCAGGGCTGCCGGGTCGCCGTGATCTCGCGATCGGAAAGGCCGAGCGCGACATTGCTGGTGATGTCCCAGAGCCCGCCATCGTAGCGGATCCGGTCCTGCACCCCGATCGAGGCCGTCTTCGTGCCCTGGCGCACACGAAACGTGGCAGAAACCGTCGACCGCTCCTGCGCAGCCTCGCGCCGCTCCTGGCCGCTCTGGTTCACCACCTGGGCTGAGAGGCTCAGGAACGTCGACCAGGCCGGCGCCTTCGGCTGCCCGTAGTCGCCGACGGCGATGCTCTGTCGCTCCACCACGATGCGCCGATCGCGCTTGCCCGCCGGCACCGCCGGCATCAGAGCGTGATCCGCCGCAGCGGCCTGCACAGGCGGATCGCGCCTTCCGGCATGTCGCCGCCCTCGCGGTTCGCGAACAGGTGCCCCAAGGTCAGCTTCACGGCGCCGATCAGCGACGCCGGCGCCAGGCCAACGTCATAGCCAGCCTCGAAGCGGATCCGCACAGCGCCCAGCTCGGTCGCGGCCCTCGGCCAGGACGCGCGGAAGGCAGGCATGACGACGTCGGCGGCCGACTCGCTCCAGCGCCAATCCGCTACCGTCAGGTCCACCGCGGCGCCGTCGACGTCTGTGTAGGCGATCGCCGTCACACCCGTGACCGGATCCCGCGGGATCGAGATCAGCTCCGGCACCGCCGGGAAGCCGCCGAGCGAGATCTCCATCAAGCGCGGCGTCAGCACCTGGCTGGTGAACCGCTCCACCGCATCCATGGCGGTGCGCAGCAGACCTTCGACGTTGATCTGCTCGGCGGGATCGTCGGCCAGCTCCGGCACCTCGAGATGCTTGAACGCCTCCGCCAGATCGAACGGCAGCGGGATTTCGTTGGCCGCCGTGACGGTCCTGATCGAATATCTCACGTGGCGTCCCCTGGCGGTGGCGGTTCAAGCAAGCGACGGGCCGAGGCGGCGCTTGATCGACATCTGCTTGATGACGACGGTGGCGGAGCCGGCGCCGCTGCCGTTGATGTAGATCTGGCAGCGCATGGCAGTTTTCGACGTGTAGTTCGGCACGGTGAACGGCCGCGTCTTCAGCGTCACCTCGAACGCCTTGTCTGGCCCGAGCGCGCTGCTGGTGACCGAGGCACCATCGAGCAGCTGCGTGGTGACGCTGTCGCCCTGGCTCTGCATGTTCAGATAGACCTGCGAGAAGCCGGTGGGCGTGCCGGTGACTGCGATCACCGCGGCGGCTTCGACGATGTCGCCGGGCAGCCAGTCGGCGAGATTGAGCTGCTGCGAAACGACGATGCTGTCGCCGGCGGCGGCGAAGGTGCAGGCGGCGACGATGTTGTTGCCGAGGCCGTCGGCATCCGCCTGGGTCGAGAAGGTCGCCGTGGGCGATCCTGCGGAGCGCCCGGCGTAGACCGACGATGGCAGCGTCCCCGTCATGCCGGCGTCGAGCGTGCCGCCGGTCGCCGCATCCCGGAAGATCGGGTTCGGCACCAGCTGGAAACGACCGTTCGCCGGCAGCTGCGTGCGATCGTGGATCCGCACGCCATGGCGTGGGGGCACGATCGCGCCGATCAGCGCCGCAAGGCTCTCGCCCCAATAGAGGCCGCCCCGACCCTGAATGTGCAGCCCGTCCGGCGCGAAGCCGGCCTTGTAGTTCAGCGCCGTGCTGCTGGCGCCGTGATCCATCACGGCCAGGCGGGCATCGTGCAGGTAAACTCCGGGCCGCCCCTCGCAATAATCATACAGGCGCGCGTTCAGCTCGAACAGATTGACGAGCTGCGTCGTCGTCATCCCGTTCTGGCCGACCTCGGCCTCGATCACCACCAGCATGCCGGCGGCACGCGCCGCCTCGGTGATGGTGACGATGTTCGCGAAGATCGCCGGGGCGAGCACCCCTGCGGTCAGATCGTTCACGCCGCACTGGACGTAGAGCAGGCCGGCGCCGCTATCGATCGCCGCCGGGAGGAAAGGCAGCAGCTGGTCCGAGCGAAAGCCCGCGGTGCCATAGGTTGGCAGCATGACCATGCGCTGGCCGAGCAGGGCGTTCGCCCAGTTCAGCGCGAAGTTGCCGCCCTTCTGCCGCTGCGTGGTGCGATCGTTGTAGATCAGCCCGCGGCTGTCGGTCAGCGTGGTGACGACATGCGGCAGCCGGCGGTTGGGGATGAGGCCGCGGGACGGCAGTTGCGAGCTGCGCAGCACCTCATCCGGGGCCGCGGCGATCGCCGGCAGCGGTGCCACGGTCAGCGTCACCGCGCTCGCCTTGGGCGTGCCGATCGCACCGCCCAGCGTTTCGGTGATCGTCACGGCGGTGGAGCCTGCGGCCGCCGGCGAACCGGTGATCGTCCGTGCCGCGCTGTTGAGGGTCAGGCCGATGGGCAACGTGCTCGAGGTGAGCGTCGAGCCCGGCGTGGCGCCGAGGATCGGGATCGTGACGGCGGAACCGGCAACGGCGCTCCCGCCGAGGCCGAGCGGCTTGAGGGTCGCGGCTCCGCCCTGCGAAGCGACGAAAGCGCGGGCGCGAGCGGAGCCGCGGGCCATCAGTTGGTTCCTTGCGTGCGACGGCGCGAGGCCGCAGCCTGGACGTCCTTGTTGTTGGGCGCAGGCTCCATCTTGTTTTCCGGCGGAGTGTCCGACTTGCGGTCTGCGGCGTCGGGCGATTCGCCGGAGCTGCCCTCGGCCGCAGCGATCTCGTCGTCGGTCGCGGCACGCACCGCGTGCAGGCCGACGAGCGTTTCGAAGTCGGCCTTGGTGAACGTGCGGACCTTGCCCTCCGGAACGCCGTCGAGCGGCTTCAGCAACACTGCCTTGATCGTCATCTCAAGTCTCCTGGTGCAACGTCAGGTGGTAGGGCCCGGCATCGCCGAGCCCCGGGCCGGGCTTAGGGGACGCGGCCGAGATCGCCGTAGACGATCGCCTGCGGACGATAGATCGCCAGCGCCAGGCGCTCCTCGGCGCGGATCGTCACCTTGTTCTTGACGAAGTTGTCCTGATCCTCGGTCGAGACTTCGACGGTGGCATCCTGCCGGTCGAAGATCTGCGCGGCGAGATCGAAGGCGCCGACCAGCGCCTTGTCGACGCCGATCGCCTGCGTCTCGACGACGGGAAGGCCCCACAGCCGCTTCTGGATCGTGCCCTGCGGATCGCCGATCAGGTACGCGCCGGCGGCATCCTTCGACATCTCGATCGCTGCCATATCGATCGGGTTCATGACGACGCCGTTGGCCGGGTACTCGGCGAGCGCAACCTGCAGGATCATGAGGCGCACCACGTCGACGGGCGTCGAAGCGACGAGGCTGCCCGGTGCCGCGTAGGCGGTAGCGTTGGTCACGAGACCCGGCAGGTTCTGGCCGGTGCCGGAACCGTTCAGCAGCTGGCCTTCCTCGACGAACGCTAGGCCGTAGCGGAGACGCTGATCGATGATCGACCGCAGGCCTGGTGCATCGGCAAGGATCTGCACCGAGGTGCGCATCCAGTGGGCGATCGTCCGAACCGTTGCGGTCGCATCTTCGAACTGCAGCTCCGACTGCGGCTTGGTAACGCCCTCGGCAACCGGTGCAGCGTTGTTGGTGAAGACCTTCTCCCGATCATATTCGATCGAGCTGCTGGCGGTGGTACCGGGCGCGAGCAGTGCGCGAACGGTCATGCGGCGCTGCGGCAGTTCAGCGACGAGGCCGCGGCGATCGGTCTGGATCAGCGCACCCGCTGAGCCGGCTGCATCCGTGGTCAGGGAGGTGATGTCCTTCACCTCGGCGATGTAGCGGCCGCGAGGGCGGGTCTGACCCGCGAAGGACTTGAAGCCCTCGTCGTTGACGAAGCGCTCGCCGGCGCTCTGGGCACGATTATCGTCCGCCGTGATGCGCCTGGCCAGCTTCTGCTCGGCATCCTCGACACGCGCCTTCAGCTCATTGAGCTTGGTCAGCGCCTCGTCGGCCTTTTCCTTCAGCCCGGTGGTCAGCGTCTCGCCGGCGTTCGCCTTGCCCAGCGCTTCCTCGGCGATCGCCTTCACGGCGTCGTGCTGCGCCTGAAACGCAGTTTTCACTTCGGCGGCGAGCTCGGCCGCCGTCTTGGTATCGTGACCGTCCGGACCGCGCATGAAGCGGCCCATGCGGCGCTCGAGCGCCGACATTGCGAGGCGAGCCGAACCGCCCGCGCCGGTCGCAACTAGGGCACCGAGGCCGGTCAGGCTGAGCAGATCTCCGGCAGAAGCCGCAGCCGGATCGAGGACGACAAGGAAGGTGGCGGCGAGCGCGAACGCTGCCGCAAGTAGCGACCGAATTTTCATGTTCTTTCCCTTCGGGGTGAGATCAGGCGCCGGATTGCGCCCGCAGTGCCGACCAGAAGTCGGCGGCTTGGTCTCTGCCGGGCTCACCCCGGAGCAGATGGGACAGGCCCTTGCCCGCGATCGCGGTGGCCTGCGTCTTCGTGAAGCCTGCCTCGCGCAGGAACTCCTCGAACTCGGGAAGCGAGGGCAACTGCCCGGCTTCGATGGTAGCTTTGACGCCGGTCACCTGGGCCCGGCGCTGCGCCGGAAAGTTGACCGGAGATACCTCCCAAAGATCCAGCTTCGTCAGGTGCCGAACATGCTCGCGCTTGGCATCCGGCTCGCTGGCGATCGTCTCGTAGCCGATCGACAGCCCACGGGTGCGGCGTGCCTTCAGTGCCCGGTGCACCCGGCTGCCGAGCGGATCCTCGATATCGATCCTGCCTTTGACGAACAGGCCCTTCCGGTCCTCGGCCATTTCGTCCCACTGGCCGATCGGTACCTCACCCGCCTGATGCCCCCAGAGCATCAGCGGCATCGTGCCCTCGGCGGCATGCTTCGCCAGCGTATCGGCAAAGGCACCACGCCGGACGATGTCGCCATAAGAATCGGGCGCGCCGCCGAAGACGCTGCCATAGCCCTCGACAACGCCCTCGTCTGAGACGTCCTTGACCTCGAAGCCGAAACCCTTGCGAAGCATCATACGTCTCCCAGCGGCGGCCCGCCATTGTGGCCCATCAGCGTCGCGATCGGCACGTTCTGCATCTGCAGCCGGATGATCTCGCCGCCCTCCACCGGGGGGAGACCTTCCAGCGCTCGAACCTCGTTGATCGTCATCCAGCCATTCTGAAGAGCGAGCTGGTAGAACTCGGCCCGCGCCTTGCTGTCCCCGCGCATCAGGCCGCGGAGGTCGAACTTGACCTTCAGCCCCCGCGCCCGATCGGCGGGGGTAAGCAATTGCTTCCAAATCGACTGCTCGAACCTCTTGAGCCTGCGCCGCAGCGCGAAGATCACGAAGCCGAGCGTCTGCTGTTCGATGCTGCTGCCGAGGTGCGTGTTCCCGGCAGTATGGCCGATCATGTGCGGCGGCGTTCCGAAGAACCGGCAGATCTCCTCGACCGACCAGCCCCGGCTCTCCAGCATCTGGGCATCTTCGGGACTGATCGTCAGCTGCTGCCAGGTCACGCCTCGATCGAGGAGCATCGGCACACCGGCGTTCATCGTGCCGCGATATTTCTCTTGCAGCAGACGCTCGGCTTCGTTGCGCTGCTCGGGCGTCAGCACCTCGGCCATCGAGAGGACGCCGCTTGCACGGATCCCATTCCGGAAGGTCGCCGAGGCCGCGAGCTCGATCGACTGTGCCATGCCGAAGGTGCGGCGGCCGAAAGCCAGCGTCGACAGGCCACCGAGAGGCCCGCCGCCGAAGCCCCGAACGTGGAGCATCCGATCTTGAGGGACTACGCGCCGCTTGCCGCCGTCGGTCCACTCATATTCCAACGAACCGTTCGACGTGCGCCGGACCGTCATCAGCTCCGGGGCGACAGGGACGTCTAGAGCCACGATGCGTCCGCCGGCGCCTGTCTCGATCTCGCTATAGGCGTTGCCGTGCAGCTCTACCGATGCGGCCGCGAACTCGAAGAAATCGACCGGAGTCTGATCCGCGTTCGGGGACTCCGAGAGGAGCCGGTAAAGCGGATGATCCCATTCTTCCTCCTCGACGCCGCCGGGCACCGACCGATAGATCATGATCGGCAAGGTGCCGATCGTGCCGGCGATCAGGTTCACGCACGCCCACACAGCAGAAAGGCCGAGAGCCGAAGCAGCCGTGGTCGCACCAGCGTCGTTATGCTCCGCCACCGTCACCCGGTTCGTGACGAAATTGTCTCGATCACTCGCGCTGACCCGCCCGTCGAGCGTCCAGGTGGAGCCCTTGCGCTCCATCGACGCTTCGGCCGCGGCGATGCCGCTGGCGTAATATCGGCGCGCCGACATCACGGCGCCGCCTTTGGGTGGCGTCGTCATGCCGCCCTGAGCCCCGCGATCCAGCTGTCGATGTCAGGCTTCACCACTGCCTCCGGGTTCGCCTCGAGCAGCTTGGTCGCATTGAAGCCGGCCACCAACGGGTCGATCTTCGCCTTGCCGGCAGTCTCTTTCGTGATCAGCACGGCATTGCCTCTCTGTTCCGCCTTTGCGTTCGACACGCACCAGGCCATCATCGCCGAGCCGGAGTGCGCCAGCATCCGGTGCTTCAGCTTGCGTTCCATCGACCAGACCGCGGACGACAGCCGGAAACCCTGACCGATCGCCATGACCTGCGGATGCTCCAGTCCGATTCCCGACAAGGCGTCGACGAGGGCGCCCACTCCCTGCGGATCCAGCCCCACAGCATTCTTCTCCGGTAGCAGCCCCGAAGCTTTCACCGTCTCTATGATCGCGACCACCTGGCGGATGTCCTCGTCGGCTCCGACTTCCTCGCGCTCCTCGCCGTCGCCGTCGTCCAGCTCCCAGACGCCGTCATCGCCCTGCCGAAAGTCGAGGATGGTCAGGTCGCCGGCCTCCTCGAAGTCGAGCAGTTGTGGTGCGATCTCCTTCCGGAGATCGAGAACGTCGCGCCAGACCCAGGCGTGAAACCAGTAAAGCCAGCGCTTCGTCTCGCGCTCGCGCCCGGCGACGCATAGGCCGAGCAGATCGTCCAGGCCGCCGCCGTCGATGCCGACCACCGCAACCTCGCAGCGCGCGAGCATGGTTTCCAACGATCCGCATATCTCCGGCGCGCCGGCTTTCTCCCAATGGTCCGCGCCACGCCACCGATCGCCGTGGAGGCCCATGCCGATCTGGATATTGAAATGCTGGGAGGCGATCAGCAGCAGCTGGTCGATCCCCTCTTTTTCGGCATCCTCCAGCGCCTGCGACAGCCCTTGCTCGTCGAGAGAGCGGCCCATGTTCGGGTTGACCAAGTGCCAGAGCTTGCGGTCGCTCTTCCACTTCTCGCCCTCGAGCACGCTTTCGGGATATTCGTACAACACCGGCAGCACCGGCCTCTTGAGCTCGCCGTTGCGGACTGCCCGGGCCCGGTCGAGCTCGCGCTTGAACTGGCCGCTCGGAGGCGCCTTCGATTGCGTCGTCGTCTGGAACAGGAAGCCGTCCTTACGCTTCCTGAGCGCGCCGCGCAGCTCGACGAAGATCGCCGCGGCGTCTGACTTCTTCGCGAAGACGTGGGTCTCGTCGATCATCGTGCCGACGTCCTTGCCGCCGGTGACGACGTCGGTATCGGCCGCCTTGATCTTCAGCGCGGCGCCGGTGGTGCGGTGCGTGATCGTGCGGACATGCCGTTGGATGTGGAAGAGTTTGTCCAGCTCCGGGTCGAGGCGGATCGTGCCCTCGGCCTGGTTGAACGCGATCTCTGCCACCTTGATCGTCGGCGCAATGATGCTGAAGCCGGCTTCCGGTCGCCGGTTCATGATCACAGCGGTGAGCATCAGCGGTCCGCCGTAGCTCGATTTCGAATTACCCTTCGGGATCAGCAGGAAGAATTCCTGCAGCATCCGCATGTGCGTTTCCGGGTCGTAGCAGCCGAACACCGCCCCCACGATCGGGAAGTACCACGGGCCGCACGCCACCTGCATCGTCGGCGTGCCGTGCACGTCCGGGATGCGGAGGCGCTTGAAGATCCGCAGCGCCCGGGCCGCCTCGCTCTCGAAGAGCGGCAGATCAGGGACAAGCGACTGGCCCGCCAGGAGCCGTTCCTCCCAATCGGGAAGCGCGGTATTCCACTCGGGTCGGAGCGCCATGTTTCCTCGTTACTGGATCGTCGGCAGCAGGTCGTTTCCCCAATCCGACCCGGCGCCGGCAGTGCGCGCTTCAGCTGCGGCCTGTTCCTTCTTCCCCATCGCCCGCGTGGCCGGTGCCGCCTCCTGCGGCTGTTCGGAGTCGTCGCTGCCGATGCCGAACAGCGCGGCGTCGATCCGGTCAAGCATCCGCCCCACCTCTTTGGCCGCGGCGACATTACCCTTTCGCATCTCGTCGAACAGCGACTGGAAGTGAGACGCTTTCATCCGATCGAGCATCGAGTCCGCCTTGGCGAGCTCGCGAAAATAATACTTCCGCAAAGTCGGCAGCGTGATGCCCAGCGCGCCAGCGATCCGCCCCGGGCTCCACTTGAGCCCGAGTAACAGCATGACTTTATTACGATTTCTGTCCGTCACCAGATGTGGCGGCCGACCGCGACGCCCAAATCCCTCCGGGACCGGGTCGCCGAACAGGTCAAAATCCAGCTCCGCCACAAAAAAATCTCCGAATGAGGGGGACGGCGGTCAGGAGCCGGAGGGGCTTCCAGACTTTTGATGCCCCCCCGTCCCTTGGCCGCCGAGAGCCCTCGCCGCCCTCGCCTTCGCCGTCTTCCGCTGGTGGTGATCGAAGCAGAGCAGCTCGATGTTGGCGGGATCGAGATCCGCGCCGCCGTCCTTCCGCTCCTGCTTGTGATCGGCGATCACCCGCTTGGTCGAGCCGCACCGCTCGCAGTGGTTGCCCCGCTCTCGCTTGATCCGGGCGACCAGCTCGCGCCACGCCTTGCTCTGGTAAAAGGGCTCGACCACCTTGATCGGCGCCTTCACCTTCGGAGCCAGCGGCTGAAGCCTGCCACCGAACGCGGTCAGCCTACCCATCGCCATACCCCTGAAAGCCGAAGGGCGAAGCGCCGCTAAGCACTCCGCCTCATCTTGGTTGGAAACTACCCCGTTTGAGGTGGATGGCGAACACACTTTATTTTCTTGCCGCATTACCATCCCGTTTGACACGCCAACCCGCAGAAATCTGCGGCTCTGCGAGGCAGGGCGGTCAAAAACGACACCCTCTCAGGCCTCCGGCGATGGGTATTTATTTTGACCGAGGGCTTTGGCTATCGCGGTTATGGCCCGACTGTAGCGCATCCGAAGGCCGTCGGGACCAGGGCGGCCCCTGCCGAACCGATCCCAGATCTTCATCCACGGCACCTTCTTCATACCGCGCGCATAACAGACCAGCACGGCCGCCACGAGCCGACGATCCTCCTCCGGAGCCAGGAGAAGCCACTCACTGGCCTCCACCATCGCCTCGATCTGGGCACGGGTCGGCCGTGGACGGCGGGGCTCTTGCACCGCCTCCCGCTCGTCGTGCTCTCCATCGGTGTTGACCCGCCAGCCCTGCCGAACGACCTCAGGCCAGCATGCCTTCACGTGAAGCCAACCCCGCTCCCGATCTGGCGAGCGCCGCCACAAGTCCATCGCCTCAACCAAGCGATCCTCAACCTGTTGAAACGTGAAGCTTCCGGACTTGGAAGCATCTTCGCGCAACCTTCCGGTCATGAAGTTCTCATAAGCCATTATGATTGAACCCTTTCTTTTTCATTCCGGAAGGGTCGGAAGGATTGGAAGGATATTCGTATATATTCCCTCGCACCTGCGCCCGCGCACGCATGCACACACATTCGGCAACATCGCGCAAAACCTTCCGTCCCTTCCAAAGCCGCAGAAATCCGCGCCTTTTCCCTTCCGGCAAACCTTCCGGCACCCTTCCGACCGGAAGGATAGCTATGGTTCGTCGAACCCCGGCACGTAGTCGTCGTCTGGATGTGGCCGCCACGATGCGCCGCGCTCGATCGGCGTCTCGCCCTCGTTCGGCGGCGCGGTCGACAGGTCGCTTGAGATGGCCTTCACGCGCCCATGTTCGTCAACGAAGTCCGATGCCAGCCTGATCAGCCGAAGGCCGAGCCACTGCATCCCGTCACTCGCCTTCTTCACAAAGCCCTTGTCGGCCATCGCGTTGGCGAGCCCCTTGTTGCTCCATTCCTTCTCCTGGGCCGCCTTGGCCCACGCCACGAACACCTCGTGCAGCTTCGACGATTGAATGCGGCCGTTCGGATCGTGGACCGTGCAGAGCCTAAGGAAGCGCGCCAGCGGATCGCTGGAGTCCCGATAGGCCTCTGTCGCTTCCTTCACCGACGCCGGCTCGACGAACCGGTGCTCGAGGTAGTCTATCAGGCCGGCGAGGATCCGGTTGAACACGCCCGGCAGCTCCTGCGACTTGATCTTGTTGAGCAGCTGCGGATCCTTGAGCGGCCAGTTCGCCCGACTCTCCGGGAACTGGCTTGCGAACGGATCCTCGTCCGGCTTCTCGATATGCCGGCGCCACCAGACCAGCTTCATGCGCCCCCAGATCCCATCATCGGTATCGGGGATGCTCGGCTTTGAATTGCCGCTCATCAGCAGCTTGAAGCGGGGCAGCAGATCGAAGAAGCCGCGGTGGAGCGCGCGCACCGACATCGGTTCGCCGCCGGTCACCGCCTTGATCAGCGCGGAGTCGAGCTTCGCGTCACGCCCGGGTTCCGAGGCGCGCAGCATCCGGATTCCGCCCAGCTTGGCGAGATCCGGCGTGGCCTGGTCGCCGCGCTTCTTGATGCCCTGGTCGAGGAAGCTCTCGATCGCGATCGTGCCGCTATAATCGCCCAGCGTTGAGCACCAGGCGTCGATCGTCGTCGATTTGCCGTTTCGGCCGCCACCATAGTTGAACCACAGCAGATGCTCGCCGGTGTCGCCCGTCGCCGAATATCCGGCGATCTGGTGCAGGTAGCGCTGCATCTCGGCCTCGGGCTGGGCCCAGGAGAACATGCCGTCATAAAGCGGGCACACCGCCTCGGCGTCATAGACGATCGGCGACAACTTAGTGATCAGATCCTCGCGCCGATGCTTATCCCGCCGCACTGAGGCTTTCTTCGTCCCGTCGGCCATCGTCTCGATCGGAAAACGCAGCGTGCCGTTCATGACGTTGATCGCCATCTGCTCGCAGTCGAAATCCTCGATCGGCACGGTCAGCCAGCGACGGGCAAGATTGGCGATCGCCACCGGCTTGCCCGCCACCTCGCTCTTGCGGCCAAATTCCCGGAGCAGGCCGGAGAACAGCTTCCAGCTCTTGCCGACCAGCACCCAATAATCGAGCGCGGCCGCGTCGGGATCGGCGTCGTCGAGCGCCTGGTGCTTGCTCTTTCCCTCGCCCTTCCAGACGAGCTCGATCCGCTCGCCGGTATCGGCAACGGCGCGGCCCTCCTGCTGCAGCAGCCGGACCGTCTCGAAGGCCGAGGCGATCAGCTCCGCCGGCGGCGTATCCTTGTCCTGGTCGAGCACCTTCCACCGACGCCCGTCCCATCCAAGCCAGCCTTTGGCCGTGGTGAACCGGAAATCGGCGCCGAAGCGGTCGCGGAATCGCTCGGCCAGGCCGAAGTCGGTCAGCGGGTAGCCGGCGCACTTGTGATCGAGCCGCAGTGGCTGAGGATCGAAGCCCCGTGCTATGCCGTCGTCGATCGCCCGGTCTATGTCTTCATGCTGGACGTCGGCGATGTCCTCGCACACCGGCCAGATCGCTTCCTTCACGGCATTGGCGTCGAGCAGCTCGGCCGCCACCCGGCGCCCGGCGGTGAACGCAAGCGCCGTCAGCGCCTTGGCATTCGGCTCGACATGCTCGATCCGACGCAGCAGCCACCGCTCGGAGGCGCGCGTGAACCGCACCCGCTCTACGTCGGTGAGCGCCGGCTCCCCCGCACCCCCCGCGCCATCAGATTGGCCTACCTCCCTTCCAGGCCGGAAGGATGCCGGATTATCGTTCGCAACCGGCTGCGGGGGTGCGGGGGGCGTGGCGCGGCGCGGGCGCGCGGATCGGCGTCGGGCATTCTCGGCCATCTCGGAGAGATCACGGCCGCTACCCATGCCGTCGGTAAGCCCGTTTTCGAGCGTCTGGCGCGCGCCGGCAGGATTATCGTTGTGCGGCATGGCGTCGATCACCGCCTGCAGCGCAGCCTTCACCACCGCTTCGGAGAGCGCCGGATAGGGTCTCGACGTCACCAGGCCGCCGAGTTTCAGCGCCGCATGATAGATGCCCATGTTGCGGCCGCCCCATTTCCCGCCGCCGATGGGCGTCGCGGCGAGCTCGCGACACTCTTCGTCGAGGGCTGCGAGGCCGTATTTGCGGATCGCATCGGCCGCCGGATCCCCGGAAGGGTGCGATCCTTCCGATCGCGCCCGTGCCGGCGGAGCCGGAAGGGAAGCGGCCGCGGGCTGGTCGCCCGCGAGGTTTTCGCCTGACGGCGGGGCCCCCATCAAAGTAGTACTTTGATGGGAACCCAGCGGGCCGGGCTTGGAGCGCAGCACCTCGATCAGCGCCGCCGGCGCAAGAGCAAGCGGGGCATCTGCATCGCCGCGCAGCCAGCGATACCGCAAACCACGCTGCCCTTTGATCGCGTCAGCGCCCATCACGCTCGGCGGAGCGATGACGTAGCCGCCGAGCCCGCGGACATCCACGTGGCGCGGAAGATTGCCCCGGTTTGTGATCGGCGGCCCGTCGTCACCCTGGAGCAGGTAGAGGTGAACCCCGCCGGAAGGCGTCATCGCCGCGCGGGTCTTCGGCAGCGCACAGCCGATCTGGGCCTCCGTCGCTTCCTTCAGCCCCTCAAGCTCGAAGATCTCGCCCGTCTCGTCGTGCACGCGCGGGTCGAAGTCGACGACGAACAGGCGGAGCCCGCCCAGATCCAGCGTAGGGTGACCGGTCGCGATCGCCACAAGCGCATGCGGCCATTTCCTCCACCAGGCGCGGATCTGGGCAGGATCGGTCGAAGCTTTCTTCAGACCGCCTGAGCCCTTGATCGGCTTGCCTTCGGCATCCTTATCCGTCGGCAGCAGCGGGCGCTTGTCCTTCGGGCTGCACGGGAACACCGGCCAGCCCCGCTCGGCGAACGCCAGCGCGGCGGCCAGCATCGGCGACACTTCCTTGTCCGAGGACGCGCCTGCGCCTCGGCTTCTGCCCCCAGCGGATGCCATTTTAGAGTGCCTTCGTTTCTTCGGCCAAGAGCCGTCGGATGGTGGCAGCGCGCTGCCGATTCTCTTCTCGAAGCTCCGCCTCGATCTCGGCCGCTGCAGCGACGACGACACAATCGATGCCGGCGAGCTGGTCGGCAGCGGCCGAGACGATCCCGTCGATCACTCGCAATCCGTGGATCACGGTGCTGTGATTGCGCCCGCCGAAGCGGCGCCCGATCTCGCAGGTGGAATTCGGCGTCAGGCGGCGCGCCAGGAACATGGCGAACTGGCGGGGGCGGGCGAGTTGGCGGCGCCGGGCAGGCCCGATCAGGTCCGATCGGCTCACATCGAAGCGCGGGCAGACCTTCTCCTGGATCTCGGCCACGGTCGGCCAATTGCGTAGCGACGTCATCGGCCGTCCCCCGATCGGCGCGCCAAGGCCGAGGCCGCCGCCCGCATCCGGTCAGCAGCTTCGATCGCGAGAGCCGACACGCGGTGCGGCGCATGAGCGCGACCCGCGTCGATGATCCGGGCCCGGAAGTCGCGCGGCACGCGCGTCCAGCAGACGGCGCAGAAGCGCATCCACCGCGCGATTTCGGCCCCACAGCCGGGACCGAGACAGCGCTGCGCCGGCGCCCGGTGCGATCGTGCGGCGTGCCTCATGTGTTCGGTCCCTCGATATGGAACCCGTTCTTGATCCCCTTGGCGAAGGCCTTCAGCCGCGCGCAGAGCAGATCCGCTTCTTCGCGCCCGATCTTGCCGGCGTCTGCCATGCCTTCGACGATGTCGCACTGCCGGGCCGTGTAAGCGAGCACCGCGTGCCGCTCATCGAGCTGCGCGATCGCGCGGATCTCCGCGAAGCTCCGGCGCATCACTCGACACTCCGCAGGTGCGAACGGCCGTTGATTGCGGCCTCAATGCGAGCGACCAGCGCCTCGTGCCGCTCGTCAGCCTTGCTGCCGACGCTCGCGTCCTCCGGCACGATCCGCGCGAATTCGGCCGCGCCGATCCGCGTCGTGACTTCGTAGACCCGGTCATTCGGGCAGCGATCGTCGACGACAAGAAACCGGATCGGCTCTTCGCCCGCGATGCACATCTGCATCTCGCCGTCGGCGGTGAAGCGTAGGAGTGCGATTGGGCCGGTCATGCGCGCCCTCCCATCGCGACGAGCAGCCCTGCCTCGGTTTTCCATCCGAACCGCGCCGCATCGTCTGGCCTGGTCAGCCGCGCGCGTGTCCCCGGCGGAATGCCCCGCAGCTGCGGCGGTCCAACCTCGCCCTTGCGCCACAGCAGCCATGCGTAAGCCGTCGCCGTCGACGCCTTCGGCTCCCAGCGGCCGAGCAACATGGCCGGACGCTCCGAGAAAACAGCGCACAGCGAAAGCGGATCAGCGCCGTAGAGCATCCGGTACCGGCCCGATCGCTCGCCTCCTTCAAGGAAGGCGAGCCGCACGAGCATCGCCACGCCGCGGCGCGCCCGGCGCAGGCCGAGGCGCAGGAACTTCCCGGCCGATGGGAACGGGGGATTGGTGACGATCCAGTCGCACTCAGGCGGCTCTATTCCTTCGTCGAGGAAGTCGAGCACGGCGCCGTGGCCGAACGGATGCACGTCGCTGGCAAAAACACCGAAATACTCGTCGAGGGCAGCCGCCATGTGACCCTGCCCGCAAGCCGGCTCCCACACGGTCCGCGCCTCTGGATCGATGAGCTTGATCAGCTCGCCACCGGCGCGTGCCGCCCAGGGTGGCGTCGGAAAGAATTCGAGCGCGCGATAGAGCGCGGTCTGAGCGTCGTCGTTATCGACTTCGCCGTGTACGCGCGACGCCATCACGGCGCCGGCTCCCTCGGGCCGACAGACGTTCACCCCGCCACCCTCATCGGCATGATGACGTAGAGCAGGCGATCGTTCTTCGGATCGCGCACCAGCGTCGGCGCCGCAGGGTCGGCCAGCTCCACCTCGATATCACCACCGGGAAAGCAGGCGAGGATGTCGAGCAGATACTTCGCGTTGAAGCCGATCGTCAGCGCCTCCGCGCCATAGTCGCAGGGCACCTCCTCCACGGCGGTTCCGTTCTCCGCCGATCGCACGGTGAGCGTCACCAGGTCGCGGCCGAAGGCGACCGCCACGGCCCGCGTCTTCTCGGTCGAAACCACCTGCGTCCGTGCCACCGCCTCGGCGAGCGAGTCGGCCGCGATCGCCAGCCTCTTGTCGTTGCCAGTCGGGATCACCCGCGAATAATCCGGGAAGGTGCCGTCGATCAGCTTCGACACGATCACCGTCTGCCCGATCTCGAACCGCACCTTGGTGTCGGAGAAAGCGAGGCTCACCGGCCCCTCGAACTTATCGGTCATCCGCCGCACCAGCTCGATGCACTTGCGCGGCACGATCGCGTTCGGAAGATCCTCGGCGCCATCGGGCAGCGGCAGGCTGAACCGCGCGAGTCGGTGTCCGTCGGTGGTCGCGCAGCGCAGCAGCGGCTCGCCCTCTACCTCGACCCGATGGAAGAACACGCCGTTCAGATAGTAGCGCGTTTCCTCGGTCGAGATCGCCAGGCGCACCCGGTCGATCATTGTACTGAGGTTGAACGCCGGCGCTTCGAACTGGGCCAGCCAGTCGCCCGTTGCGATCATCGGGAAATCGTCTGCCGACAGAGTCTCAAGGGTGAACCGCGCCCGCCCGGCCACCACCTCGAGATGGTTCTTGCTCAGGGTGAGCGTCACCACGGCCTCCGCCGGTAGTTTGCCGACGATGCCCGACAGCACCTTGGCGCTGACGGTGGTGCGTAGCTTCTTCGCTGAGACGACGTCCGCCTGGCGCGACACCAGGATGTCGAGATCGGTGCCGTGCAGGAACAGCCTGCCGCCCTCCACCTGGATCAGGATGTTGGATAGCACCGGGATCGTGTTCCGGCTTTCCACAACGCCGGCCACTTCCTGCACCGCCGCCTTCAGCACCTTGGCTTCAATCTCGATCACTGACTGCCACCCTGTTCGATTTTCCACCCATGCCGCTCGGCCAGCTCCACCAGCCCGGTGTCGGTGAAGGTTGAGGCCCAGCCCGGCACGATCCACAACGGCACCTCGGCCACGCGATCCTTGCGCTGCGGCCGCAGGCCCTTGCTTGTCAGGAACACGATCGCGGCGTTCCGTCGGGCGATGTGGGCTTCAGCCCAGCAAAGAGTGCGCGCCGGGGCCTCAAGGGGGGCAGCCCCGGCGCGCTCGCGGGCAGGGAGAACCCGCGATCTGGAAACGGAATGGATCATGGCCGACCTTCCAAAAGCTTGCTGATCAGGGCGGCGGCGCCGGCAGCGGTCATCACCACCAGGCCCACCAGGAAGATGACGCCGCCCGCGAACATCACGCCCGCGGCGCAGAAGGTCTCGCGCGCCCTCATGGCCGCGCATCCTCAGGCGCCCGCGTTCGGCGCCCCGTCTTCACGATCGTCACCACGCGGGTGATCGTCGGGTGCATCGTCACCGGCGCGGTTTCGATCACGCCGCGCTGGCGGAGCTTCGCGAGCCGCCACTTTGCCTGCGCGCGGGTGGCGAGGCCGGCGATGCGCGCGAGATCGGCGTCGGTCGGGCAGATCCGCTCGCGATCGGCAGCGCGGATCAGCGCGCCGAGGATTGCCTTGGTCGCCGCATCGTCGCGCTCGCAGATCCGCCGCCCGCGCCGAAGCGGCGCCTGCGGGATCTTCTCGACCAGGTAATCGAAGCCGTCGCAGGCACGGCTGCGGGGCTGCAGCGGGTGGGCGAGCCCGGCTTCATACTGCTCGCGAACGAAGTCGGCCGTCTCGCCGCGGATCAGGAACGGGCCGCGCGCATAGAGCAGCCGCTCGCCGGGCCGCAGCGCGGCAAAGCTCGCCCGCGCCGCCGCAACCGGGAGCACCCACGCCTCGCAGACAGGCAGTGCCCCCGGGGCCGGCCCCGCCGGAGCGGCAAGGGAAAGGGCGCCGGCAGACTGCATCAGGCGTCGCCCTCCGCCCGCTTTGCCAGCGCGTCGAGGAGCGAGAGGCGCTCCTGCGCCTCCGCAATCTCGGCGCGGATCTTACGCGCTTCGGCGGGCGTAACGGATTGATCGGCGAGTGCCTCGCAGATGCCCTGGATCACGTCGCTCACCTCTTTCGAGACCGCACCCATGTGAACATGCCAGTCGGTCGCGCCCGCGGACGCCTGGGGAAGGCGAACGAACACGCCGCCGGCCTGTTGGGCGAGGAAGCGTGTGACGTGCGGATGCCCGGCCATGCCGTGCGTCACCGCCTCAAGCGCGATCACCGCATCGATCGTGATGAACACGTCAGTGTTGGGCAGACCGTATTTCGAAAGCTGAGACTGCGATTTTCCGGTGAAGCCCTCGGCTTCCTCCTGCCCGCCGGCGGCCTTGATCAGCGCCTTGGTGGCAGCCTTGGCGCCCTGCAGCGCCGGCGGGTTCTGAACGGTATGGTCGGTGCTCACGCTGCCGCGGCCTCCTGCTCCGTCTCGCAGGGAATATTCGCGATGCCGTTAGTTGCTGACGCGGCGGGGTCGGCGAGGATATCGGCTCCAGCAATGGACGCCCAATCAACCTCGATGCCCGCATGCTGAGCGGCGAGTGCCAGATGATGCAGACGGGCATCCGAGATCCGCGTCTTCCAGCTGCTCACCGTCGAGACGGGGGCCCGAACCAGGCGCGAGATGGCCGTAAGGCCACCAAGCGCGTCGATGATTTCATCCGTCAGCCTCTTCATGGCCGCTCTTGTGCGATAATCGTACACTCAGCGCAAGCAGAAAGTTACGATATTCGTGATTGCGGTAATCGTAAGACGCGGCTTGATGGTCGTATGGACGTTGAGGAGATCAGAGCACGCCTGCGCGAGCGCGGACTAAACCAGTCCCGCTTGGCCGAGCACCTTGGGCTCCGGCCCAATCAGATCTCGCTTACGCTCGCCGGAAAGCGCCGCTTCACAGTCGCCGAGATGGACAAGGTTCGCGAGCTGCTCGGCGATGCCCCAGCGCCGGAGATGCCCGCGGCGCGCCCGATTCCGATCATTGGCCAGGTTGCCGCCGGCAACTGGAGAGAGGCCGTGCAGCGCCCCGTCGGATCGATGCCCTCGCCGGATCCAAGCATGCCGGCGCGCGCCTTTGCGCTGCGGGTGAAGGGTGACTCGATGGATCAGCTTGTCGAGGACGGCGGCACCATCATCGTCGATCCGGAAGATAAAGCTCTGTTTCCGGGGCGCTTCTACGTCGTTCTCAACGCGGAAGGCGAAACCACCTTCAAGCAGTTCAAGATTGATCCCGCACGGCTTGCGCCATGCTCCACGAATCCGGAGCACAAGGACATCGTCATCGGCGACGGGACGTTTCAGATGGTCGGCCGCATCATCTGGCGCGCTTCAAGGATGTAAGGGTCAGGCAACCCAGCGCAGGCGATCGGCGCGCGTTACCTGGATATCGGCGGGAACAGTCAGATAGAAATTTCCGTGGTCGTCATACTCGCCCAAGTCGACCTCGATCGCGTCGCGCCGCGCTTGATCGCGGCAAGAACGCCACGGCCCCTGCGGCATACCGAACACCACCACCCTGTAGAGATATCTCGCCTGCACCTCGGGCTCTCTCCGATTCGAAACGCTCACATTTCTGGAACATACTAGGAACAGCTAACAAGACCCTGAATCGTGTTTTACGATCTTCGTACATTTTACGCTTGACCGGTGCTGTACGATAATCGCATAAGCTGCCACCTCAACATGAGGAGGCAACATGCTTCGCACACCTGCACCATTCCCTCAGGTCGGCAGCTACGCGCTGACCATCCACCAGGACGAGATCACACTTGCGCGCATACAGGGCCGCAATGGTGAAGACGCTACGATCTCGCTGCCGCTCTTCAGCGGCGCCAGCGGCAACCGCACCGTCCCTCTCGGAGAGCTGATCGATGCCACGCCGCTGAGCGACGACGAAGCGTCCGAGTGGTCGGCGTTGAACCAGTTCGATTTCGGCACGTCGCCGCCGCGCGCCGGCACCGCCAAGCGGGTCCACTGGGATCGCTACCGCGCGCTCACCGAACGCGACATCCAGTCTCCCGTCCTCGAACGCCTGCTCGACCTCGCAGCCGGGCAGACCGAGCGGAGGGCGGCGTGACGGCCGCGGTCGGCGCCGCCGCCCCGGCCCGCGCGATCGACGAGGCGGCCCTCGCCGCCGTGATCGAGGACGCACTCGGCTTCTCCACCATCTTCGGCCTGGTCGGCGACACGGCTTCAGCCGAGCGCAACGAAATCCCGATCCGCACCCATGGCGGCAAGAGCTTCCGCCTGCTCGTGCTGGAGGATGCCGCATGATCGCGCTCCTCCGCGTCCTCGGCCGTGCGCCGAGGCCGCAGCCGACCGTCACCTGGCTCACACCGGCCAAGTATCTCGCCACCCGCGAAGCCGGACGCAACTGCGTCCGCATCGAACAGCCGGAGGGCTGATCCCATGATTCCTGCTCGGATTGAGGGCTGCACCCGCGTCCTCGGCGCTCCTCCGGGATGGACGCCGGAGACGAGCGGGCCCTGCGTTGGCCTCCCCATCCGCGACGAGATGAACGGCGACATGCCCTGCATGGTGTCGGCTTGGGAGCCCACGCCCGCCGAGGTCGCTGCGATCGCCGCCGGCGCAAAAGTGCTCCTGCGCATCGTCGGACAAGGGCATCCGCCCGTGGCCGTTTACGTGGGAGATCCGGCATGAGCGGCGACACGCCCGAGCTTCGTTCGCTGGCGGCTGCCGGCGCCCATCAGGCGGTTGTCGGCGCCAGTGAGCTGCTGCGCTTCAACAAGGAAGGGCAGATCCTCGACAACAGCGCGTATGATCCAATGGTCGAGCCGATCGAGAAACTCGCCGACGCGCTAAAGATCGCGCTCGAAGTGGAGCGGGCGATCGGCGACACCAGTAAGCCCGGCAACCAGCTCACGGGCTTGGACGAGGAGCAGGGACAGCTCTACGCCGCCCTGTGTCGGTATCTCGACGGGTGGGTCGGATGATGCGCATGCCCATCCTCGGCGCCCCGCTGCGCCCCTATCTCGCCCGGGTCGCCCGCCGCGAGCACGATCTGCGCCAGGAGCATTATCCGGCCATGGTCAAGGCCGGGACGATGACGGCCGAAGAGGCGCACGAGGATTGCGCCGCCTGGCGCGTCGTTGCCGAGCTCTTCACCAGCGGCACATCGGAGACGAAGCGGACCTGGGCGGAACTCGAACTCGCCACCGGCAAGGCGCTCCAGCGCCGCGAGCAGGCCTGCGAGACCGCGCCCGGCGACAAGGCTCTGGCCGATCGCCGCGACGCCGTCTGGGCCATGCACGAACGCATCAGCTGGCACCGCCAGACCATCATGCGGATCAACGAACTTTCGGCGCGCCGCACCGACCGGGAGGCAGCATGACGAACCCATATCGCGTGGAGGGGCCGGCTCTGATCAGCTTCAGCGGCGGCCGCACGTCGGGCTATATGTTGTGGCACATCCTCGACGCCTACGACGGCAAGTTGCCCGATGACGTCCACGTTTGCTTCAGCAACACCGGCAAGGAGCGGGAGGAGACGCTCCGCTTCGTCCATGAGTGCGGAAGCCGGTGGGGCGTTCGGATCCATTGGCTTCAGTTTGTTACCGATCTTCGCCGGGGAGGTCCGGCAAGCCGCTTTGAGGAGGTCGGCTACAATAGCGCCTCGCGTGACGGTGAGCCGCTGTCACGCCTGATAGCTCGTAAACAAGCCCTGTTCTCCACCATCACGGGGAGATGGTGCACCGAGCGTTGCAAGGTCGGCGTGCTGCACGATTTCATGGAGTCGATTGGGCTTGGGCGAGGCGCGTACACCGAAGTTATTGGCTTCCGAGCCGACGAATATGATCGTGTGTTTGAGCTTCCGCGCCGGCCCAGAAATGCGGACCGGCGCTTGGCCTTTCCCTTGGCACTGTCTGGTGTTCGGAAGTCTGACGTGCTGAGGTTCTGGGGCACTCCGTATGAGGGGAGAACCCCTGAAAACCCCGGGCTTTATCCCCAAGGCTTTGATCTAGAACTGCCCATTGGCACAGGAAATTGTGACCACTGCCCCTTCGTCAGCGAGAAGAGCCGAATAGCTCGCGCGAGGATGAACCCAGAGGGGCTGGACTGGTGGGATCGACACGAGAAGGCCAGGAACTTCTCGTTCGGTTACATGAGCGTCGATGAGCTTCGGAAGCATATTTCCACAAGCCCGATCTTGCCGATGGATGCCACCGAGGCTGATGCCGCCGACAGTGAATGTGGATCTTGGTGCTCGGGAGAGGCTGCATGACTCTGATCTTCGAAGATGAGGAGCGGGCAATCGCTCAGCTTAAGGCGTGCAAGGCATCCGCCGAGAACATGCGAGATTCCTTCAAGTATGAAGGACTCAGCATTGACGCAGAAAGCTGGAGCGCTGTGGTCAGCCTCCTGGAGCAAGCGCTCCACCGGTTCGGTGACGCGACATGACGGGTCTTTATCATGTCGCGGATGCTTCATCCTACCCAATCAGCATATTCATTGCTGGAGACCTTGCCGAGGCAACGCGAATTTGCCGCGCTTACTGCGATGAAGTTGGTTTCTGTGTGACCGTCACTCCCACGGATTACATTTACACTGGCGGTGAGGAAGCGGGCGTGATCGTCGGGCTTATTCACTACCCACGTTTTCCCCCCAGCGATCCGGAGGCCGAGCTCTCTTACCACGCGCTGGCACTAGCTGATCGGCTGCGCGAGGGGTTGGGCCAGGAGTCCTACTCCATCCAGGGTCCTAGGTGGACGCAATGGAGGAGCTGGCGCGCCAGCGATAGGGATGGTGCTGAAGCCCAAGAGGAGGGCTCTACCAGTGGGAGGTGAGTACTCTCGCGAGGCGAGCCGTGACGCCTGAGCGCATTGCCCTGATGCCGGATTGGCCCGCCCGAATGGGCGAGGACATGGCCGCCCTCTACCTCGGCGTCTCTCAGACGGCGTTCCGCGAGAAGGTCAAGGCGCGCCGCTACCCGCAGCCGGTCCGCGAAGGCGGCCGCCTGCTCTGGGCCCGGCGCCAGCTCGAGGCGTTCGTTGACGCGCAGTTCAACCTGGCGCAGCCATCGTCCGACAACGATTCGGGCGACAAAACATGGGACGACTTGTGATCCCCAACGTGAAGCAGATGGCCGACGGCCGCGTCTACTTCCGCCGCAAGGTCGAGGGCCGCGACACCTATCACCGGCTGCCACCGATCGACTCGCCGGAGTTCGCCGCCGAATATCAGCGCCTGTCCCGGCCAGTGCCGGAGCGGCCGAAGCCCGCCGACGGCACGCTGGCAAAGCTCGTCGCCAACTATCGGGCAAGCTCCGAATATCGCGGCATCCAGAGCAGCGACACCAAGGAGAATTACGGCCGCTATCTCGACATGATCGTCGAGGTGGACGGCCATCGCACCGTGCGCGGCGTGAAGCCAGTGCACGTCAAGAAGATGCGCGATCGCCACCAGGACAAGCCAGGCAAGGCGAACAACTGGCTGACCGTGTTCCGGCTGCTGATGGCCTTCGCCGCGCAGAACGGCGACCGCGACGACAATCCGGCCTCGGGTATCAAGGCGCTGAAGATCGGCGAGCACCAGCCATGGCCGGCGCCCCTGCTGCGAGTCGCGCTGAAGGTCGCCTCGCCCATGACACGGCTCGCGATCGCCACCGGCCTTTGTTCCGGCCAGCGCGTCAGCGACGTGATTCGCATGCAATATGGCTGGATCCGCGACGGCATCATGGAGCTGACCCAGGCGAAGACCGGCGTCGACGTCGCGATACCGATGCACCCCTTCTGGCTTGAGGAGCTGGCCCGCCTGCCCCGCAGCGCCGTCACCCTCCTCTACGACCGAAGCGGCAAGCCGTTCGGCACCACAGGCGCCATCCAGGCGCGCCTGCGCGACCTTATGGAGCATGAGGAAGTCCGCGAGGTCCTCGAAGACCTGGTCGCGGCCGACGTGATCCCGGAAGGAACGACGTTCACCTTCCACGGCCTGCGGAAGAATGCCTGCTGCTACCTGCTCGAGCTCGGCCTGTCCGACGCCAGCGTCGGCGGAATCCTTGGCATGTCGCCGGCGATGGTGCGCCACTACGGCAAGAAGGCACGCGCCCTGATGATCGCTCGCGAAGCTGCGGCGAAAGTGCTCGGGGGTACGGTGATCCCGCTTGCGGGGGTACAGCCGGTGCAGGGTCTGAAAAAAGCCTAAGCTTTTCAGTATGGTGACCCCAACGGGACTCGAACCCGTGTTTTCGCCGTGAAAGGGCGACGTCCTAGACCGCTAGACGATGGGGCCAAATTGAAGAACGGAAGAGGCTCCGTTCGCGCATCGGCGGGGCGGGCATTAGGCGGGGAATGCGCGGCGGTCAACCACCAGCGAACAGCCTCAGTGACTTTCCCGATGCGGATCAATCCGCCCAGGCGGCGTCTTCGAGGTGCATTTCGGCGGCGATGCGGTCGCCCCATTCGTCGCGCTTGATCCTGCCCGCGATCCACAGCTTGCGGTGCGCCGGTGCCGCCAGCATCTGCTGGCCGAGTTCGCTGTCGGCCATCCGGAATGCGATCGCCTTGATCCGGCGGCCATCGTCACCGGCGACGACGAGGCGGAGATGGTTGTTGCCGACGACATCCGCTTTGACGATCCGCACCGGACCGGCGGCGACCCGCGGTGCCGGCCAGCCGGCGCCATAAGGCCCACCCTGTTCCAGTGCGTCGCATAGATCGGGACAAACGCCGCCGGGCGCGAGCACGGCGTCGAGCTTCAGCGCCCGGCCATCCACGGCGCGGGCGACGTCGCCGGCGAGACGATCCTCGAGGAAATCGGCGAGGGCATCGATCCGGTCGGCGGCGATCGTCACCCCGCACGCCATCGCATGGCCACCGCCGGCGACGAGCAGGCCGCTGTCCTTGGCGGCGAGCACGGCGGCGCCGAGATCGACGCCGGAGATGGAGCGGCCCGAGCCCTTGCCGGTGCCGTCCTCGCCGATCGCGATGACGATTGCCGGCCGGCCGATCTTCTCCTTGAGGCGTCCGGCGACGATGCCGATCACGCCGGGATGCCACCCTTCCCCCGCGACCACCGCGACGGCACGATTGGCCTTCGCCTGGCAGATCTGCTCGGCGGCCTCGCACACCATCAGCTCGATCGCGCGCCGTTCCTCGTTGAGGCGATCGAGCTCGGCGGCGATCCCCCGCGCCTCCTCGGGATCCTCGGTGGTAAGCAGACGCACGCCGAGATCGGACTTGCCGACGCGGCCACCGGCATTGATCCGCGGGCCCAGCGCGTAGCCGAGGTCGGTGCAGGTCGGTGGCTTGGCGAGGCGGGAGGCGTCGATCAGCGCGGCAAGGCCGACATTCCGGCGCTGTGCCATCACCTTCAGCCCCTGGGTGACGAAGGCGCGGTTGAGACCCTTCAATTGGGCCACGTCGGCGACGGTGCCGAGCGCGACCAGATCGAGCAGATCGATCAGCTTCGGCTCGGGACGCGCCGCGAAGGCGCCGCGGGCGCGGAGCACCCGAATCAGCGCGGCACCGAGCAGGAAGCAGACGCCCACGGCGGCGAGATGGCCGTGCGCGGCGGCATCATCGGCCTCGTCGAGGCGGTTGGGGTTGACCAGAGCATGGGCGACTGGAAGCCGGCTCGCACATTTGTGGTGATCGACCACGATCACTTCCACCCCGGCGGCGCGCGCCATGTCGAGCGCCGCGAACGCCTGCGCGCCGCAATCGACGGTGACGATCAGCTCGGCGCCCTCGCGGCCGAGCCGCACCAGAGCCTCGCCCGAGGGGCCATAGCCTTCCATCAGACGATCGGGGATGTAGGCGCCTGGATCGCCGCCGAGATCGCGCAGCAGGCGCACCAGCAAGGCCGCCGAGGTTGCCCCGTCGACGTCGTAGTCGCCGAAGATGGTGATCTTCTGCCGGGCTTGGAGCGCGTCGGCGAGCCGCTCGGCGGCGGCGTCCATGTCGCGGAAGATCGACGGATCGGGCATGAAGCCGCGGATGGTCGGCGTGCGGTGGCGGTCGAGCTCGTCGCGGACGACGCCGCGCGCCATCAGCAACTGGTCGACAAGGCTGTCGGCCTGAAAGCCGGCGTCGAACCCGTCCGCCGCCGCCCCGCGCCACTGCCAGGGTTGGCCGAGGATGGAGCGGGAGACGCCGCAGACGAGTTTGGAGGCCATCAGCAT